AAAGGTAATGCGACTGCGCTTGTGGTTAAGGCGTTTGCTGCGACAGCGAATGTGATTTGTATTCACGGTTTCGTTAATCAGATTACGGTTTAACTATGCCGAACAGGCGTGAACTCGGATATGTAAGTAGCGGTAATACCCCGACTGTTGTTGGGCAGTATGGCGCTTACGGTGTTGGTTCGGGTGGCACGTCGACCACTACTACTGTTGGTGGGTCTAGTTATAATCTTTACACTTTTACTTCTGACGGTAACTTTGTTGTAACTACAGCAGGTCTGTTTGATGTGATGCTTGTTGCTGGTGGAGGTGGCGCTGGCGGCAACAGAAGTGCTTTCCCTAATCGTGGTGGTTCTGGCGGTGGCGGTGGTGGGATAATAGAAACCGCAATTTATTTAGAAGCAGGAACTTATGCAGTTGATGTTGGCGCAGGTGGTAGTGGTGGCGCAGTAAATGGTTTTGGTTCTGCTGGTTTTGGTTCAAGTATTGGCACAAAAATTACAGCCCCTGGTGGCGGTTGCGGTGGTGGCGGTAGAGATGACGATTATCCAGCCACTGCTACTGGTGGGCAAAATATTCGTGGCGGTTCAAATGGTGGTAGTGGTTACACTGGCACTGCCCCATCTACAACTATTGACGGCGTTACAGGCAAAATTGGTGGCAGTTCATCTGATGCTGGTGCTGGCGGTGGCGGTTACTCAACTGCTGGTGGAAATAATACTGGTTCAACAACTGGTGGGACTGGTGGCAATGGTTTAGATGTAAGCACTTTTATTGGTGGCTCTGCTCTTTACAAAGCAACAGGTGGCGGTGGTGGAGGCGCTTCAGTAACTTCAGCCCCAGGTGGTAACAGTTCAGCAAATAGTAACTCTGGTTCATCAAGCGCCCCTGGAAATAGTGCCACTGCTAACTCAGGTTCAGGTGGTGGTGGCGGTGGTGGTGCTGGTGGCGCAGGCGGTAGTGGCATTGTTTATATCAGGTCGAAGACGAGTGCTGTAGCGAATTTGAGTGGTTACGGTGTTGCTTCTGGTGGTAGTTCTTCAACGATTACTGTTGGCGGTCAGAGTTACACGCTGCTTACTTTTACTTCGGATGCGAATTTGACTGTTAGCACAGGCGGTTTGTTTGATGTGCTTCTTGTTGGTGGCGGTGGCGGTGGCGGTCAAAGAAACGATAGCGATAGTGCGGGCGGTGGCGGAGGTGGTGGCATTTTGCAATCAACAATTTATTTGAATGCAAACGCAGCCATTAAAGTTGGTGCTGGTGGCGCTGGCGGTGGCGGTGTAGGTCGTAACGGTTTTGGTTCTTCAATTGGCTCAACAGCATTAAGTTTGTCGGTTGTTGGTGGTGGTGGCGGTGGTAGTAGTGCTGCTAATCAAACCCGTGTCGGTATCGTCGGCGGTTCAGGTGGTGGTGCTGCTGCAAATCTTGGCGCAAGCGTCGCAGGTGGTGCTGCGTCAGTTGATGTTGTTACAGGTCAAGCAGGTGGTGCTTCTGGTGGTACTAATGCGGGCGGCGGTGGTGGCGGTTTTACAGCCGTCGGCGGTGCAGGTAACGGTGGCACGGCAACGGGTGGTGCTGGTGGCGCAGGTTACGATGTCAGTAACTTTATCGGTGGTTCAGCACTTGTGAAATCAGGTGGGGGCGGCGGACAAGGCACAACAGGCGGTGCAGGTGGTTCTGGTGGCGGTGGCACAGGTGCTAGCGGTGCAGGCGCAGCAACAGCAGGCACAGCAAATAGTGGCGGTGGTGGTGGTGCAGGCAATACTGCACAAGCAGGCGGTTCTGGCATCGTCTATGTCAGGTTCAAAATCTAAATAAATCACACAGGAGAATAAACAATGTCAGCACAATACTTCGCACAAATCGACGACAACAACGTAGTAACCCATGTCGCTGTAGTGCAACGAGAGTTCCTTGAAGCGAACCCTCAACGCTATGAGGGTCGTTGGGTTGAAACTTTTTTTGATACTGAGGGTAAAACTTATGCTGGTATCGGATACACATACGATGAGGTGTCACAGGATTTTGTTGCGCCTGTAATGCCTGAGGTTGAGGTTTAGTTATGTCCGCTAGGTTGATGGGTTATGTTTCAGCAAGCAACACACCAACTTTGGTTGCTGCAATTTCAGGATATGGTGTTGCTACGGGTGGAACTTCATCAACTATTACTATTAATGGTCAAAGTTATACTTTGTTAACATTTACCTCAGATGGAAATCTTGTTGTTTCTACTGCTGGTTATTTTGATATTTTGATGGTTGGTGGCGGAGGTGGTGGCGCTGGTAGTGGTGGTGCTGGAAACAATTATGAACAAGGCGGCGGTGGTGGAGGTGGTGTTTTAGTTGCCTCGGGAGATTATGGACTTTTACTAGATACTGGTACTTACGCTGTTGATGTTGGCGCAGGTGGTGGTGCGGGTGTTGCTGGTGCGAAAAGCGACATAACGATTAATTTGTTAAGAACACCACTTATTAACGGTGGCGGTTTTGGTGCATATCGTGGCATTACTGGTGGTGCTGGTGCGAATGGTGGCGGTGGTGCATATAACACAACAGCAGGTGGTGTGGGTAATCAAACAGCATCAACAACAGGAACTATTAACAACGGTTTAATTCGTTATAGCGGTTATTCTGGTGGTACTGGTAGTAATGACGCAGGAGGCGGTGGCGGTGGTGGTGCTGGTGGTGCAGGTTCGGCTGCTGTTGCTCAAAACGGTGGTGCTGGCGGTAACGGTGTTGATATAAGCGCATTTATTACTGGCGCAACATATTATGCTGGCGCAGGTGGTGGAGGAGGCGGTGGCACGGGTGGTGGTGCAGCAAGCCTTGGTGGTGTTGCAGGTAAAACATCTGGCACAGGCAACAATGGCGTAAATTATGGTGCTGGTGGTGGTGGCACATATTCCGCATCTTTGGGTGGGGCAGGTGCAGCAGGTGTTATCTATGTAAGGTTTAGAAATTAGTTATGGAACGACAATACTTTGCACAAGTTGACGACAACAACATTGTCACAAAAGTTGCTGTTGTCACACGAGAATTTTTAGAAGCAAACCCTAACCGCTATACAGGTAAATGGGTTGAAACATTTTTCAACACCGAAGGCAAGGTTTACGCTGGTGTCGGTTACACCTATGACGCTGTGAACGATGTGTTCGTAGCCCCACCAGCCCCAGAAGTAGGAGAAAACAATGAAAATCAGTAAACAACAAAAAGCAGCACTACAGTCATATTTCCGTAGCGTTGTCGCTGCTGTCGTTGCTGTTGCCGCTACAGGTAACTATGCGCCAGACGACCTAGGTAAAGCAGCAGTTGCTGCGTTGATTCCACCAATTTTACGTTGGGCTAACAGTAATGACCCTGCGTTTGGACGGGTTGTACAAAAATAATGCCATTAGTGGTTGCACCTATAAAGTTTTGCAGCCATCTAGCAGGTAAAAAACCCAGTCAAGTTACACCAGATATTTTGCGTAAATGTTCTGGTGGTGGCAAAATGGAGTTATGTGCTGCTGATGCGTGGGATGCGATGGTTGCCGCCGCTGCTGCGGACGGCATCACTTTAAAACCAACCAGCCTAGGTGACCAGTTTCGTAGCATTGAACAGCAGAAGACAGCGTTTCTGCAACGTTATAGAAAAGAACCTGTTGCTAATTCTACTAGTAGGACGTGGAATGGTCAGAAGTGGTGGTTGAAGCGTGGGTTTGCGCCTTTGGCTGCACCGAATGATGACCCTAAGACTTGTAGCCGTCATATGCTTGGTTTGGCTGTTGATGTTGCAAACGCTAGTGGTAAAGTTTTGAAGTGGTTGCAGGATAATAATGAGAGGTTTGGTTTTAGTCACGAGGTTCAGTCTGAGCCTTGGCATATCCGCTATGTTGCTGGGGATGATGTTCCTAGTGCGGTTTTGGAGTTTTTGCAACAATCTAAATAACAATCTGTTAGGATGGTGTTATGCGTAAATGGTTTGTAGCCTTTATTGTCGCATGTCTGGTTGTGCCAATCAGTCATGTTCATGCTGTATCTAGAGAGTTAGTTGGTAAGTGTGGGCATTGGTTGGATGATGCGTTGGATGTAGGTTGGTCTAGAAGTGATTTATCTAAACTAGATTATATTATGTGGCGTGAGTCACGTTGTTTTCCTAGGGTGTTTAATTCATCTGACCCGAATGGTGGGTCTGGTGGTTTGCTGCAAATTAACCAGTTTTGGTGTTTACCTAATAAATATAATCCTAGTGGTTGGTTGCAGTCGCAGGGGATTCTTAATTCGTGTAAACAGTTGTTGATTCCTAGGGTGAATTTAGAGGCTGGTTTAGCGATTTTTGAGTATTCGGAGGAACGTAACGGTAATGGTTGGCAGCCTTGGGGTAAATAATGGAATTAAATGAACTGTTAAACGAAGCAGAGTTTCGTAAGTGTCGTGGACCTGAAAACGCTAATGTTGATGAACAGTTGGCTGCGTTTACATATTTTTGTGAAAAGTATTGGTTTGTTAAACATCCGCAAAAGGGACGTATTTTGTTTAAGTTGCGTCCAGCACAGATTGAAACTGTTCATACTTGGATGAGTGAACGTTACAGTATTGTTTTGAAGGCTCGTCAGATTGGTTTCAGTACTTTGGCTGCTGCCTATAGTTTTTGGTTGGCATATTTTTTTGCTGACCGTTTTATTGTTATGTTGTCACGTACTGAACGTGAATCTGTGAAGTTGCTATCCAAGGCTAAGTATGGTTACAAGTTTTTGCCGCAATGGTTTAAGTTGCGTGGTCCGCAACAGGTAACTGAACATCAACTGAAAATGGTGTTTGATAACGAGTCCGCCATAGAATCATTACCTAGTAGCAATGACCCTGCTCGTGGCGAGTCGGTGTATTTGGTTATTGTGGATGAATGGGCGTTCTTACCTAATGCTGAGGAAGCGTGGGCTTCTATTGAACCTGTTACTGACGTTGGTGGTCGTGTGATTGGTTTGTCTACTGCTAATGGGTCAGGTAATTTTTATCACGAGTTGTGGGTTGGTTCTCAAACCAACGCCAACAAATTTAAAGGCATCTTTTTTCCTTGGTCCGCTGACGGTGAACGTAATCAGGATTGGTATGATGCTAAAGCGGCTAACATGCATCCTTGGCAACTACATCAAGAATATCCAACATTTCCTGAGGAAGCGTTTATTAAGTCAGGTAATCCTGTTTTTGATATTCAAATGTTGGATGACATGTCTATTGTGGAACCCAGTAGAGGTTATTATCATTTGTATTCTGATGGGAATGGTGAGTTTCGTTATTCTGAGAATGGCGAGTTGCATGTTTGGGCTATGCCACAGAAGGAATCTGTTTATGTGATTGGCGCTGACGTTGCTGAAGGTTTATCTTATGGTGACTATAGTTCTGCGCATATTATTGATGCACGTAGCGGTGTTGTTGTTGCTACTTGGCATGGTCGTATTGAACCTGATTTGTTTGGTGAAATGTTGGCTGAATTAGGTTGGTGGTATAATACTGCGTTGTTGGGTATTGAGAATAATAATCATGGTTTAACTACTCTTAAGGCTGCTCAGAAGCATGGTTATAAAAATCTTTATAAGCAGCGCCGTTTGGCGCATGTTCGTCCTGAGGCTACGGATATTTTGGGTTGGCGTACTACGGCTACTACTAAACCTTTGGCTATTGACGAGTTGTCTGCCGCTATGCGTACTGATACTGTACAGATTTATGACCGTTTAACTATTGCGGAGTTGCGTACTTTTGTTCGTAAGGAGAATGGTAAGATGTCTGGTAGTCCGCATGATGACCGTGTGATTTCTTTGGCTATTGCTAATCAGATGTTGAAGTATGTTTGGTTGCCTGAGTATCGTCCGTCTAGTAAGCCGCCTGAAAATAGTTTGTTGTGGTGGGAAAAACATATTTTTGGTGGTCGTAAGGCGGAAAAAACACCGATTGGCGCACATAATGTGCGCAGTCAGACTCCTTTTAGGTAGTTTGGGAACAGGAAAGTGTTATTAGATGACAAATTTTACTTGTGAAGAGTGTTCTAGAGAGTTTTATGATGAACAATTGCCCCATCGTGGCGCAATTTGTTTCGGCTGCCATATAAAAAGTGTCCGTCTAGGGTTTACTTACGGCAAAGACAACTTTCATGGGGATACTATTGCTGAGAAACAACGCAAAATTGTGTCGGATGCCGCTATTAATGGGGTTCAGGCTGAACCTGTGACTAATTGGATGTAGTATGGAAGCCATTATTGTACCTATTATTGTGGCGGTTATCACAGGTCCAGTAGTGGTTGTTTTAAACAAGTTACGTTCAGAAAATACTAGCCAACATGCAGAATCTAGGGACTTGTTGCAACAGGTTGCTGATAAAGTTGATAGTGTTGGCACTAAATTGGATGAACATATCGGGTGGCATAAAGGTAAGGATGTATAATGGCTAAGAAAAACTTGTCTGATTATTTGGCTCAATCCAAACAACGTATTGAATCCAGTCGTAAGTGGCGTAAAGAAGATGGTTATGATGGTACTTGGCGACGTATGGTTGACATGTATAAAGGTCGCCATTTTGATGACTACAAAACCGAAGACCGCATGTTAGTTAACATTTCGTTTTCAACAATCAACGTTATTTCTCCAAGTATTTCTGTAAACTATCCGAAGATTACTGTCAATGCTGTTAATCCCGACAATGCTGCTCAGGCTGTTATCGCTGAAGCGGTTGTAAACTATTGGTGGAAGCATCGTGATATTCGTTCACATTTCCGCCGTGCCGTCAAAGACATGTTAACTGTTGGTCATGGCTGGATGAAAGTTGGTTACCGTTTCGTTGAAGAAGAAGACACTCAAGGTGGCGACACGGAAGTTTCTGACGCTGTTGAAGGTGGAGAGTCAACACCAACTAGTATCATTTTGGAGGATAGCCCGTTCGCTGAACGGGTTTCCCCTAATGATGTTTTTGTTGACCCAGACGCAACAAGTATGCACGATATTCGTTGGATTGCGCAACGCATCCGCCGACCAATCAATGACGTAAAGCAAGATAAACGTTACAACAAAACTGCTCGTGAACAAGTTAAAGTTATGGCAGTCAGCCGCTATGCGGATGACCCGTCACGCAAAAAAATACATGACAAAAATGCTGGATACGCAGAAATTTGGGAATTTTACGATATAGCCAGCAACATGATGAGCATTTTTTCTGAACAGGGCGAAAACTTTTTAGTTAAACCAATCAAAATGCCGTACTCGTTTGGTCAACCTTTTGTAATGTTGCGCAACTATGAAATCCCAGACCATTTCTATCCTATGGGTGACCTAGAAAGTATTGAACCGTTGCAGAAAGAGTTGAACGAAACACGTTCACAGATGATGAATCATCGTAAAAAGTTTGCCCGTAAATATTTGTATAAAGAATCTGCTTTTGACCAGTTGGGTCGCACCGCTTTGGAATCAGATTTAGATAACGTTATGGTTCCTGTTATTTCGGATGAAAGTTTGGGCAGTGTTGTCTCTGCTTTCCCAGCGGTTATTAACCCACCAGAGTTCTATAATCAAACTAATCTAATTGTTGGTGACATTGACCGTATTTCTGGTGTGACAGAGTTCCAACGTGGCGGCGTATCGGAGATTCGCCGCACCGCAACCGAAACATCGTTGATGCAAGATGCCGCCAACGCTAGAACTTCCGACAAGTTGGCTACTGTTGAGCAGGCTATCGCCGAAATTGGTCGCCGTATGGTTCAGTTGGCTCAACAATACATGATTGGTGAACAGGTGGCACGTGTTATGGGCAAAGACGGTGAACCTGTTTGGGTTAACTTTGACCGTGACTATTTGCAAGGCGATTTTGATTTTGAGGTTGCTGCAGGTTCAACCCAACCAGCAAACGAGTCGTTCCGCCGTCAAATGGCATTGCAGATGGTTGATGCGCTTGCACCATTCGCTGGTGCAGGTATTGTTGACATGGGTAAACTCGCTGCCTATGTGTTGCAGATGGGTTTCGGTGTGAAGAACCCTGACGAGTTTATTAATGCTGCACCACAACAACAGGGTATGCCTGGTGGTCCTGCTGGTGCTGCGGGTGCGCCACCTGCCAGCCCTGAGGTTGAAGCAATGTTGGCTGCCCAACAACAGCAATCACCACTACCACCACAATAGGTCACCAGACATCTTAGGATGCGTTTTAACGCATCTAAACCAGCGGGGGGTATCCACCATACCCCCCGTTAGGGAACGCCCATTCTAGTATTAGAACAACCATTACGGATTCTAGGAGAAATATGAGCGATGAAATCGCAGCACAGTCAGCGGAACCAGTTGAAGGGTCACCCACATCTGATAGTGTAGTCACACAAACACCCGATACACCTACATTGAACGTACAGGAATACTCTAACTATAGAGTTCCAGTTAAGTTGGATGGAGAGGAATTGCAAGTCCCTCTTAGTGAGGCTATTGCAGGTTATCAACGTCAAGCCGATTATACTCGGAAAACGCAAGAATTGTCTCAGCAACGTGAAAAAATAGAATTTGCTTCAACACTTCAAGCCGCTTTAGAGAATAATCCAGCAGCGACACTCAGTTTATTGTCTCAACACTATGGTGTGCAAAACACTCCACAGGTTGACCCAATAGAGGAAGAATCTTTAACTCCAGAGGAACGTAAGATTCGTGAACTTGATAAACGTGTAGCATCGTTTGAGGAATTTCAGAATCAGCAACAGATTGAAAAAGAAATTGCTGGTTTGCAAACCAAGTATAGTGATTTTGATGTAAAAGAAGTTGTGTCAAACGCTTTGCGTATGAATACAACCGATTTAGAAGGCGTGTATAAGCAATTGGCTTTTGATAAAATTGTGGCACAGTCCAAGTTAGAAGCAGCAGCGAAGGAACGTTTGAAGCAAGCCGATGATGGTGTGCTTGAAGCGAAACGGGCTGCTAGTGTGGTGTCGGGGGGTTCTTCGGCTACTAGTTCTACTACGACAGAAAAGGTTGCCCCAATTAAGTCTGTGTCTGAGGCTTGGGCTGCCGCTAAACGTCAAATGGGTGCAAATTAACCATTTAACAACTATTATTATAAAGGATTATAATGTCTACGTA